GATAGGGCGTACTAGCGTGAAGCGTTTAAGTTGACCACGGCTGTCAAAATAACTGTAGGCTTGTTGTGCAGTTGCAACAATATTGCTACCGTTATCAGAAGATGTTGAATAAAACTCGCCAACATAGCCATTTGCACCAAAGTAAATCTTATTGTTGCCTGATACTTCCCAGCAAAGTGCGTTAATTCCTGTAAATCTAGCCCAAGATTTTGTAATTGTGTGCATTACATACTGCTCAAATCCTATACCAGTAGGAATATTTAAAATCAGCATATTTTCACTAGCAAAATAATTGATCTGCCAACCAAATTCAGCATAAAAAACAGTAGCCGCTTGACTTACTGCGTAATAAATTTTGTCTGTAAGGTTAATTCTTGGGTCTAATCGGGAAGATTGCAAAGCCGCAGACATTGGTACAAGTCCGTCTTGGGTTAGCAATAACAGATCACCACCAAACTTATAAAAACAGCGTCTAGCAAAGGTTTGACCCATCTGCCATACACCGACTTCAGACCAAGCATTAGAATCACTAGGATTTGTACCCTTGTAAACCATGACTTCACCCATGCTGGTAACAAAAGCGGATAAATCATCAACGCCATAACCAGCATCAAGTGTCCAAGTACCCATTGCTTGCAAATAACCGCCTGAACGGGCTACCGATCCTAATGGAAAATCTAATGCCGCACCACCAATAGATTCCACAGGTAGATACCAAAATGTCATGCTGTCTTTTTGCACAAAAAACAGTCTGTTTTGGCACATATTGACATTGACGAAAACATTGCTGTTAACGCCTGTAATGCCTAAAACGGTATAAGTTCCAACTACGGTAGCATTAGCCGCTGGTGCGGTAGCCATTGTGTAGGTAAAGGTTGAAGCACCCGTTACGGTAATAGCATAAGTACCGTTGTAATTAGCTTCGGTAGCACCTGAGATGGATACACGGTTACTGGTTGCAAGTCCATGTGGTGCTGAAGTAGTTACTGTAGCTGTTAAGTTACCCGAGCCACCCCTTGTAATAGTGCTAATAGTTTGGGCAGTTGTTGTGGTAGCCATCTTATACCAGCGTGTACCGTCATAAATCATGGCGGCATCTTGTCCGTTTACGGCAATAATAAAATTGCCACCATCGGTACTAATCATGCAATGCTGAAATTTACTGTTAGTTAAACCAGTAAATACAGAAGTTGCAGTAGAAGTGGATGCGTTGTAAATTACCCCGTTAGCAACGGCAAACAGAGTGTTTGTACCGTCATACCCTGCGTAATTCATTAGGGTTTCTACATTACCTGTAATACCAATAGAAGCCTTTGAATAACCTTTTCTAAGGGTTACATCGGTAGGGGTGGGAAAGAAATTAATTAACTGCACCGCATCTAGCGGTTGCATTTCAGCTAATGAATCTCTAGCGTTCCAGCCCCCAATTGGGGAAGCTAGTGAAGTAGTAGTAGCTGTAAACTTCTTAGGAACAGCCATGATTAGCTACCGTAGCCAGTATCAGGAATATTTGCCCAGCCAATGAGCACAGCACTTGGAGCAGGTGCAAATGACAGGGTTGCAGAGCCTTTATCGTTAGCTTTAGCAATGCTCAAATAACGAGTGTAATCTTGTTGCAATGCAGTAGTGTCAAATGACTTGATTTGGAAGTATTTAAGTTTAGTCAACAATACGATAATTGCGTCATCTAATACGGATGTATCGCTATCAACAGTAAAGCTGTTCTTTACAGCATCGGTAGAACTTCTTACCCAACCTTTAGAACGGTACTCAAAACCTAAATATTCTTGGGTGTTGTATGGTGGCCATATCTCAAACTTGTTACCCAAAATTCTCCAACGAACTCGTGGGCCTGTTGAAATATAACCTGATTTAAGCCATTGCCATTGCTGTGCGTCAACAGGGCCTAGCATTTGCCAATGTTTAGTTTTATCCCAATGAGTGTTATCGGTAATGGTTTCGTAGTCAGGCGGCAGGGGGTAAATAGTACGGCTGAATGTGACTGATCCACCAACAGATGTTGCGGAAGATAGCTGGGTAGTAGTTAAACTGGTTGAGTTAATAACTTCGTCAACATAGGTATCTTGCGGAACATTTGTGCCAACGATTGAATAATTGCTGTCCAGCCCTGTGGTACTTGGAATGTTATTAAGTAAATAAGTCCCATTCGTAGTATCACAGGTCGTGGTTATTGCATTTGTATAGAAACGATATTCCAGTTCCAATGCTTGCCAATCGTGTTCCTTGATTAAGTCATATCCAGCACGGTTCATTAACGCAAGAATCTGTTGCACATCTTGGTTCGTGTTCCCTGCTACATAAGTAGGCACGGCTAGGTTAAGTTCAGCGGTAACTTGCTGGACTAATTCAAGCATTGTTGATGACATATTAGGCTTCCTCTGTGGCTTCCGCTTTGCGTTTACGGGGTTTCTTTTCACCAACAGCGGCAAGTATAGCGGCCATTTGATCTTGCATCTGAGCCAGCTTCGCATCTGTTTCTTGCTTCATTTTAGCAGTTTCTAACTCTTTTTTGGCAAGTTCTTCTTTCAAAGCGTTAATTTCTGTTTCACGCTTGTCAGTTTCTGCCGCATTTGTAGCTAGATTTAAAAATGCCTTTGCCTTGTCACGGAACGCATAAGGGGACATTCCTGCCGCCATTCCCATGCGCTGTAACTGTTGATCTGAAGCATTTGCAATGGATTCGACCGTGTAGAACTTCATTGCCCGTAGTTCTTCAGCTTGGCTTTTTGATACCAAAGGCCATTCTGATACAGGAGTTCCGACTACTTCTTCATCGTTTGCACCCTGTCTATTCATGTAGTTTGCCCATTGGATAGGGAAACGGGTCTTATGTTGCTGAAGTGCAAAAGTGTCGATTTCGGTGAGGGTATCGCCAGCTACGCAAATATGTACAAAATCAAACTCTTTGTAGATTGGTCTGCCAGCATCCATTGATTCTTGCTCTTGGTGTACGGGTTTTCTGTAAAAGCGTACTTGTAAGCGTGAATCTGCATTGCTTTCATCTGAAGGTAAAGCCATTTTTAAATCTCCTAAGTAGTTAGGTAAAGTTAAAGGAAAAGGGGTCAGCCTTTTGAGCTAACCCCTCGTTTTTACTACATTTTAGCGTTTTAAGCTAATCAAACAGAAGCCTTGCTAAACCAACCATAATCGCCTGAAGCCATTGCGACTGCTGGTGATAAGTAAGTGCCAGCAGAACCAGTTGCAACAAAGGTTGATGCGTTTACTGAACAAGTAGCTGTTGAAGCTGTAATAGCCGCACCTGCTACTGCCCATACATAACGCAAACCATCGTTGCCAAAAGTCTGAGCACCTAATGGGCCAAAGTTAGCAGGAGTGCCTTGAGCCGCTAATTCTGTTGCGGTTTGTGTATCTACAAGGTCTACACCTGCGATGGGTAGGGTTGAATATGCCATGATAATTCCTTTTCTATAAGTTAAGTTATGTTAATAGATTCGATTAAGAACCTGTCAACACGCCTTGTAACTGGCTGTTTGAACAAGTCAAGTTACCAGCCCAACCGTATAACTTCACGATTGCGTCTTGGTTAATTGACTGACGCTCGCCACCGATAGGAACGAAATTACGCTCTTTGTGTGGGCGGAAGAAGATGTAATTAGTATTCAAGAAGTACATATACAATGCGTTCTCTTGAGCACCAATACCACCACCTAATACCACATCAGCAGACATACCGCCACCGTAGAACTTCAATGAAGCAAAACCAGCCGCACCTTCTTCTACACCAGCGATACGCTGAATAGCTTGTAAGGATGCAACATAGCGTTGATACAAAGTGTTACCAGCGATGATTAAGTCAGTCTTATCAGTTCCACGAACAGACTTGATAGCGGCTGTTGTCATTGCGGCTTGAATCAAAGCGGCTGTGTCAGCACCAGTTGTTGCTTGGTTACGCCAAAAATCCCAGTTAGCACGGTTAATACCACCGTAAGTACCGCTAGATGGTGAAGTGCTAATAGCGGCTGCCAAACCAGTAATGTTTTTACCGCCATTACCTGTACCGTCACCATAAAGGTCGGTAGAGATACGGTTTAACAAACGGGCTTCAGAAACTTGCATACGACCGTCTAACAAGTCGATGATTGCTTCTTTGGAGCTATTTTGCAACATTTCCAAACCACTCATTGTTACGCTATCAGCGTACTGAGTAATAGAGAATTGAGCCGCAGAAATAGGGCTATCAGGAGTGATGTTCAATACTTCGTAACCGCTGTATGAATTAGCGTTGTTAGTATTTGGATCGTTGTACATGATTTCTTCCAAGATAACATTACCGCCTGAAAACGGGCGTACATTACCTTTAGAATTCAATCGCTGTAGGATTGCGTTGTTTTGAGTTAAGTTGTCTGCCAATACTCCGCTACGGCTTTGAATGGTAGTAGCGATAATATCGGTGATTGCTGAGTTAGCAAATGCCATGATATTTCCTTTATTAGATTAAGTTAAACCCGACCACCCTCTGCATCGGCTAAATTAGCCATCAGCAAGGATCGTCTAT